GCAATACATGGACGAGGTCAAGGAGGCCCGCACAGGGATCTCCAAGGCGTCCATGGGCTTAGACGCCGGCGCCTTGCAGTCCAGCACCGCAACGGCCGTGGCAGCCACTGTGAGCGCCGCACAGCAGCACATCGAGATGATCGCAAGGGTATTCGCTGAGACGGGCGTTAAGCGCCTGTATGAGCTTGTCCTGTACAACATCACCACGCACCAAGACAAGGCGCGGATGATCCGCCTGAACAACGATTTCGTGGAAATGGACCCACGGGTCTGGGACGCGAATATGGATGTCTCTGTGAATGTAGCTTTAGGCCGCGGTACTGACACCGAGCGCATGATGATGCTGCGCCAGATCGGCGAAATGCAGAAGGAAGCCATGTCAACTATGGGTCCGCAGAACCCGCTGACCGACATTGCCAAGCTGAGCAACACGCTCAAGGAAATGACGTCGCTGGCTGGCTTCAAGGACACGTCGCAGTTCTGGAGCGATCCGGCGAAGTTCCAGCCGCCACCGCCAGACAACAAGCCAGACATAAACGAGCAGCTGATCCAAGTGCAGATCCAGCAAATCCAGTCGGATATGCAGAAGAAGGCAGCCGAGCTGCAACTGAAGCGCGAGAACATGATTATGGAAGACGACCGCAAGCGCGACGAGCTGGAGGCCGACATCCGCATCAAGGCAGAAGAGCTCAAGGCGAAGTACGGCACGCAACTTGATGTCGCTCAGATCCGGGCTGACATGGCGATCAACCGCGAAGTGATGAAGGCGCAGGCTGACATAATCACGGAGGCGACGCGTGAAGACTAAGCAGCAGATCATCACGGACGGTAAGCAGGCGGAGCGCCTGCTCGCTGACACAGATTTGCTTCGGTTCCTTGATGAAGCCGAGGCGGATTGCTGGACGCAGTTCAAGGCAACTGGCCCCAGTGACACCGACGGCCGCGAGGCTGTTTACATGAAGTTGCGCGGAATTGACATGGTTCGCCAGTCGCTGCGCAGCATGGTTGATAACGCTACTATTGAAATGAAGATGAAAAAGTAGCATAATAGAGGAAGAAAGAGATGTCAGACAACAGCACCCCGCAAGGGACTGACCTGTACAGCGCTCAGAATGCAATCAGAAGTTTGCTCACGCCCCAAGAGGATAACGTGACGACGGACGATGCGCTTGAGGCAGAAGCCGCGCAAGTGGACGACGCCGAAATGCCGGAAGGCCAAGAGGAAGAGTACGAGGCGCAAGCTGACAACTCTCCCGTCGAGGGGTCTGAAAGCGATCTGGACGACGAAGACGACGATGACGGCGACCAATATGGATCTCTTGATTTGTCCACGACCATTGAGGTTGATGGCGAAGAGATAACCCTTGAGGAGCTGCGCAGCGGACACCTACGGCAGAAGGACTACACGCGAAAAACTCAAGAGCTCGCCGAAAACCGAAAGGCTATGGAGGCACAGTATCAGGAGATTGAGCGTGAGCGTGCTGAATATGCGCAACTACTGCCGGCAATGGCAGAGCGCATCCAACAGGCAGCGGAACAGGAGCCGGACTGGGACACTCTGTATGACACAGACCCCGTAATGGCAGCGAAGGCAGAGCGCCAGTGGCGGAAGGAACAGGAGGCGCGCACCGCGCAACTTCAGGCCGTCCAAGCTGAGCAGCAAAGAATGCAACAGATTGCAGCGCAGAAGCAGGAGCAGATGCAGCAATCGTATTTGGAGCAGCAGCGTCATATCTTGCCTGACATCATACCCGAGTGGCGTGACAGTAAAGTCGCCGCCACGGAAGCAACCCAGATACGGGACTTCCTACTCGGAGAAGGTTTCAGCGAGCAGGACGTTAGCGGGATGTCAAATGCAACGCTTGTGAAGTTAGCGAGGAAAGCGATGTTATATGATCGTGGAGAAACGCGGGCAAACGAGGTTAAAGCTAAACCTAAGAAGTCGCGCGCCAAGACATTGAAATCGGGTTCCAGAGCGTCACAGCCTAAACGCACCTCGGCAGCACAGGAAGCGCAGAACCGCGCACGAAAAACTGGTCGCGTCAACGACGCCGCGGCCGCAATCAAAGCCTTGCTATAGGAGCATAAACTATGACTATCATTGCAAACACCTTTACGTCTTTTGACGCCAAGGGTATCCGCGAAGAGCTGGCAAACGTCATCTCAAACATCGCGCCAGAAGAAACACCCTTCACATCCAACGTCGGCTCCGAAAATGTGTCCAACACATTTTTTGAGTGGCAGGTCGATGACTTGTCCGCCGTTGACACCACTGCGGTTATTGACGGCGACGATGTTGCATCGTTCGACGCCACTACTGCTACAGTCCGCGTAGGTAACTACACGCAGATCCGCCGTCGCAGCATGATTATTGCTGACAACCTCGGCTTCCAAGACTTGGCTGGCCGCAACGATGAGGTTGCGTATCAGCTCGCCAAGCGCGGCAAGGAGATCAAGCGCGACTTGGAAACAATCTACACAGGCAACACAGCCCGTTCCGCCGGTTCAGCGTCCGCTGGTCGCGTAACTGCTGGCTTGGGTGCGTGGGTTGCAACCAACGTCAACAAAGCTGGTGACGGTACTAACCCAACTGCGGCAGACGGTTCCGACGCCCGTAACGACGGCACGCAGCGTGACTTCACAGAAGCTATGCTGAAGGACGTTATGCAGAAAGCATACACCGCCGGCGGCAACCCATCCATGTTGATGGTTGGCCCGTACAACAAGACTGTTGTTAGCGGCTTTGCAGGCATCGCGGCTCAGCGTTACCAAGCACCAAATGATGGGCCAACAACCATCATCGGTGCAGCTGACGTTTATCTGTCAGACTTCGGCGCCTTGACTGTGGTTCCAAACCGCTTCAGCCGTGAGCGTGACGCATGGTGCCTCGACACCGAGTTTGCGTCAGTCGCAACTCTGCGTCCGATCCAAGCCGTGGATCTTGCCAAGACAGGCGACGCTGAGAAGAAAATGCTCATCTGCGAGACCGGCCTCAAGGTATCCAACGAAAAGGCTCACGGCCTGATCGCTGACTTGAACGTATCGTAAGCATTGTGGGGCGGCTTCGGTCGCCCCATTACTCTGGAGGGTAAGATGAAAAGACTTTTTAGCCGCGACGAGGCGACAGGGATTACGAAGTTCTGGCACGTCAAGAGCAATGGCGAGTATGTCATTGAGACCGTGCAGGACAGCACAAAGATTATCGAAGCAAACAAGCGCTCGTACAACGACGTGTCGGGTAAGTTCGGAGAGCACGCCAAGGTGGCCTCCATCCCGCTTTCCGTGTATTATGAGCTCAAGAAGCAGGGGATCGCTGACGATCCCAAGGCGCTACGCAAGTGGCTCAACCAGTCCGAGAACCGGGCGTTTCGCACGCGAGAAGGTACACTGTAATGGCGATCACAACGTATGACGAGCTCAAGGCATCCATCGCCAGCTGGCTGAACCGGGACGACCTGACGGCGGTCATACCAGACTTTATAGCGTTGGCCGAGAGCAGCATTGACCGCGACTTGCGGCACTACAAGATGGTGCAGCGCGCCGACGCGACGCTCGATAGCCGCTATGTGCAAGTGCCGGAAGACTGGGTGCAGACAATGCGTTTCACAATCACGTCTGGCAACACGTTCCGCATCGAGGCCACGTCAATCGACGACTTAGCCCAGCTGCGTCAGCAGAACAACGATCAGAGCGGCCGCCCTCGCCTCTACGCCAATGTCGGACACGAGATTGAGGTGTTCCCAACGCCAGACACCGAATACCAGATGCAGCTGATGTATTTCGGCAAGACCCCGGCGCTGAGCGCCACTAACACATACAACTGGCTCTTGCAGGACGCCCCAGACGCCTACCTATACGGCGCCTTGGTGCAATCGGCCCCGTACCTAAACGATGACGCCCGGACGCAGGTGTGGGCGTCGCTCTACTCAAACGCGATACAGTCGCTCCAAAAGTCGTCTGACGAAACAAGATCCGCCGGCTCTGGCCTCCGAATGCGGACGTCTGGCTATT